CGCAACGTCTGCTGCGCTGGCTGAAAACGCCCTACTCAAGAAGCGACTTACTTATCAAGACGATAGAGAGGGATGGATTGGTACACACTCGCCGGAATGTTGGACGTTTGGTCCGCGTCACTACGAGTGCGCCATCAGACACATAACTGCATTGACGGATGACGGAAAATGACATACTACGATAAAGCTGCGCCACCACCGATGTACACATCAACGGAGAACGTATACAACCCACCGCACTACAAGCAAGGCAAGATTGAGTGTATCGAGGCTATTCAGTCAGCGTTGACTGAAGAAGAGTTCCGTGGTTACTGCAAGGGTAACGCTATGAAATATATCTGGCGTGAGAAGCACAAGGGTGGCAAAGAGTCCATTGAAAAAGCGGCGTGGTATTTAGACTATATGATGCAGTGCGTGTAATGTCTGCCCGAGTGGTGAAATAGGTAGACACAAGAGACTTAAAATCTCTCGCCGCAGGGCGTGCCGGTTCGATCCCGGCCTCGGGCACCAAAGGAAACCAATGAGTTTAATTACCATAGACTTTGAAACGTACTACGATAGAACTTTCTCTCTGTCTAGGCTGACCACAGAAGAGTACATCCGTAGTAATAATTTTCAGGTAATCGGTGTAGCAGTCAAAGTAGATGATGCCCCAGCGGTTTGGTATTCAGGCACCCGTGAAGAGTTAATTAGGTGGCTTCGCAAGTTTGACTGGAAGAACAGTTCAGTCCTCGCGCACAACATGCTGTTCGATGGCGCGATCCTCTGCTGGTACTTCAAGATACCGAAACCCAAGCTGTTCGTAGACACCTTATGCATGGCTCGCGCTCTGCATGGTGTGGAAGTTGGTGGCTCGCTCGCAAAGCTGGCTGTGCAATACAGCATCGGTGAGAAAGGTACTGAAGTCCTTGACGCTAAGGGCGTGCGGCTAGAAGACTTCACCAAAGAAAGCCTTGCGCAATACGGGCGGTACTGCTGCAACGACGTTGAGCTTACATACAAGTTGTACAACATCTTCATCGTCAACTTCCCCGACAACGAGTTGAAGCTGATCGACATCACCATAAGTATGTTTACGCATCCCAAGTTCTACGTGGACGAGAAAATCCTGCACGAGCGGATGATCGACCTGATTGAGGAACGTAAGCAATTACTGTCTTCTCTAAAGGAGAAGCTGGGCTGCGAGAGCGACGAGGAAGTTTCACTGAAGCTGTCGAGCAACCCTAAGTTTGCGCAGGTACTCAAGGATTTCGGCGTTACTGTACCAACCAAGATCAGCGAGCGTACAGGTAAGGTAGCACCAGCACTAGCAAAGAAGGACGAAGGTTTCCTTGCATTGATGTCGCATGAAGATACTTTTATCCAAAGTCTATGTGCTGCTAGGCTGGGCGTGAAGTCCACCATCGAAGAGAATCGTATCCAGCGATTCATAGACATCGGGCGGCGGAACGGGGAAAGCCTTCCTATCCCGCTTAAGTATTACGGAGCACACACTGGCCGGTGGTCTGGCTCGGACAAGGTGAACTTCCAGAACCTACCTTCTCGGGACAAGAAGAAGAAAGCCCTCAAGAACGCTATCATTGCACCAGAGGGTTATATGGTAATTAACTCAGACTCCGCGCAAATCGAAGCGCGAGTACTTGCGTGGTTTGCGGGGCAGGATGACGTAGTTAAGATGTTCGTTGACAAGGTAGATGTCTACCGGGTGATGGCAGCTAAGATTTATAAGTGTAAGCCTGAAGAGGTCACCGCAGAGCAGCGGTTCATCGGCAAGACCGTAGTACTCGGGTGCGGGTACGGCACTGGCTGGGCTAAGTTACAGGCAACTCTTGCTACATCGAGCCCGCCCATGACTGTGGATGAGGTTGAAGCTCGGCGCATCATCGAGGTGTACCGGGACGCTAACCACAAAGTCAAAGACTTATGGACGGAAGGTGACACGTTGCTATCCCACATGATCGACGGGGTAGAGGAGGAGGTCGGGTTTGGTGAACACAAGTGCGTCGGGTTCGATTCGGATGGCATCATCTTACCCAATACCTTACGCATAGTTTACAAGGCGCTTCACCGGAACACAGAAGAAGTTCGGAGCAAGATTGTCCACAACTCCCGTAAAGGCGAGATCAGCATCTGGGGCGGCACCGTGGTTGAGAACGTAGTGCAAGCGCTTGCTCGCTGCATCATCGGTGAGCAGCTTGTCAAGATCAATGAAAGATATAAGGTTGCGCTAACAGTCCATGACTCGGTTGTCGTGGTGGTTCCAGCGGACGAGTGCGCGGAAGCAGAAGCTTGGATCACTGGCATCATGAGCATTGCGCCAGACTGGGCACCCGGCCTACCCGTGTCATGCGAAACAAAGAGTGGACTAAGTTATGGGGATTGCTGATAATAAGACTCCAACCACTCTAGTCACTATCAGTCATGGAACCACAAAACGTTAAATGGTCTTACTCTGGCCTCAAAGATTACGCTAACTGTCCTAAGCAATACGCAGAAGTTAAGGTATACAAGCGCTTTTCCAAACGTCCTACACAGCAGATGCTCTATGGCACTGAAGTTCACAGGGCTCTGGAGCATTACGTTAAAGATGGTACACCGCTAGCTGAGAACTACCTACAATTCAAGGACATGCTGGACACGCTCACCGACATGGAAGGTGACAAGTACCCAGAGCTTCGCATGGCGCTTACTTACGACAAGTCACCTTGTACCTGGGGGGCACCTGACTTCTGGGTTCGTGGGGTGGTAGACTTGATCACGGTCAATGGTGACACCGGCTATATAATCGACTATAAAACGGGTAGCAACAAGTACCCTGACCCTAAGCAGCTACAGTTGATGGCTCTTATGGCGTTTGAACACTTTCCCAAAGTTAAGCACATCAAGGCGGGGCTACTGTTTGTGATGCACAATCACTTCGTAGACTCTGAGTATCACCGAGACAACAAAGAAGCCTTGTGGAAAGACTTCGCTAACGACCTTGAACGACTCCGCTTGTCTCATATGAATGATGTGTGGCAAGCCAACCCAACCCCCTTGTGCGGGTGGTGCCCTGTCAAAACATGTGAATTTCAAAAAGAAAGATGATCATGGCTTACGAAAATAAACCTCGTCCCTATAAGAAAGAATACCAACAGCAGAAGGAGCGAGGGGAGCTTGACAACCGGATGGAGCGGCAACGTGCCCGCAGGGCACTTGACAAGAAGGGTGTAAATCGCGACGGCAAGGACGTAGCACATGTCAAGGCACTGAGCAAAGGTGGCAGCAATGCGGACGGCTACGCCCTACAGTCGCCCCACAAGAACCGGTCCTTCAAGCGCAACTCTGATGGGTCGATGAAATAAATTTTGCGAAAGGGGTTGACGAGCACCTAAGTCGCCCATACACTGTACTTGCTGACTGGGGACGGTCAGTGATTCGCAGGCTCGCAGGCTTAAGGCATGAGTAGCCAACAACCATGTCAGTTGCGCGGTAGTCTCCTCTGGACACCATGACTTTCCGCTACGGCAGGCGCAACCGTTCCGGGGTACGTTAATCCCCGGCCCCTCTTCAGTTCCATACAGTGGATCACAATGACAGTTGAAATAATAGAAGATACAGCGGTAAAGCTGTTCTGTTCGCATGAGTTAGCCCAGCTTATTACAAGTTATATCAGTAAAAGCATGGTGACGAGTGCAAGAGGTAGCCACTCGGAAGTCCTAGTTCACTGGGGCATGGACGAGATGCAGCGCCTAGCGAGGGTGACACCCGCTCACATAAAGATACCCTCTCCTATTGCTCGCGACTACGGTTGGCCGGGGATGTTCACTCCCTTTGATCACCAGCGCGATACCTCACGCTTTCTTACGCTACACAAGCGGGCCTTTTGCTTTAACGAAGCTGGCACGGGGAAGACCTCCGCTGCTATCTGGGCTGCGGACTACCTGATGACTCAGGGTTTGATAAAGAGAGTGCTAGTAATCTGCCCGCTGTCCATCATGCAAGCCGCTTGGCAGTCAGACCTGTTCAAGAGCGCGATGCATCGCACATGTGGCATAGCTCACGGTTCTACTAGTAAGCGGGTGAAGGTGGTCGGTGGTAGCTACGACTTTGTGATCATCAACTTTGATGGCGTGGGCACCGTAGAGCGCGAGATAAGCGCAGCCAACTTTGACTTGATTATCGTAGACGAAGCCAATGCATATAAGAACCCAACGACTAAGCGGTGGAAAATCTTATCAAAGCTAGTCAAGTCTGACACTTACCTATGGATGATGACGGGTACACCAGCAGCGCAATCACCTATGGATGCGTATGGTCTAGCTAAGATGGTCAACCCGGAAGGCGTACCTCGCCGGATGTCCTCATGGCAAGAGAAGGTTATGCGCCAGATAACCCGCTTCAAGTGGAGTCCTAAGCCGGAGTCTCGGACGATTGTGTTCGACGCGCTGCAACCCGCTATCCGCTACGAGAAGGCTGACTGCCTAGACTTACCTGAAGTTACCTACCAGACCCGCGAAGTACCCTTGTCTCCTCAAGTACAAAAATACTACAACGAGCTAAAGAGAGAGCTGTTGATCAAAGCAGTGGGTGAGCAGATAACTACGGTTAACGCTGCGGCTGCGCTCAACAAGCTACTTCAGATTTCTGGTGGCGCTGTGTACACAGACAACCACAACGTCATTGAGTTCGATGTGTCTCCCAGGCTGCGGGTCCTTGAGGAAGTGATCGAGGAGTCAAGCAACAAGCTTCTTATCTTTGTTCCGTACACACATACGATTACGTTGGTGAAGAACTTCCTAGACAGCATTAACTGTTCCAGCGAGGTCATCAATGGCGCTGTCTCTGCCAACGAGCGGGGGGCTATCTTCAGCCGGTTCCAGAACACAGCAGACCCAAAAATTTTAGTTATTCAGCCCCAAGCAGCCTCACACGGGGTTACACTCACGGCAGCAGATACAGTGATTTTTTGGTCACCCGTCATGTCTGTAGAGACGTACCTACAGTGCATAGCCCGCATAGATCGAGTCGGGCAAGTTAACAAAATGACAGTTATTCACCTTGAGGGGTCCGAGGTGGAGCGCCGTATGTACACGATGCTGCAAGGCAAGGTGGACATGCATGAAAGACTAGTAGACCTTTACAGATCGGAGATGGAGAGTTCCAATGAATGATGTCGAAGACTTAGTTAAAACCTATTTGCTAATTCGCGCAGAACGTGAGACGCTTAGGACTACTTACGAAGCACAGGACAACGTGCTGAAGGAAGAGGTGGGCATACTTGAGGCTCATCTTCTAAGTGTCTGCAACGACACGAACACCAACGGACTGAAGACTACCTACGGGACAGTCACTAGGTCTGTGAAGGAAAGGTTCTACTGTACGGACTGGACAAACTTCAAGGATTTCGTTGAGCAGAAAGGCTCGATTGATCTTCTGGAGCGCCGTATCCACCAGAAGAACTTCAAAGATTTTATGGCCGAGCGGCAAAGTGACGGACTGCCTCCTGGTATAAATGTGCTACGAGAGTTTGATATCGTGGTGCGCAAATCCTCAACCCCCGTTAACACCTAAATCAGTACACATATGTCGAACGCACTAGCAACAATTCTCCAAAGCCTCCCCACTACTATT